AACGGTGATAAGGCGGCTGTTACGATCAACAGCGGTGTTTCCAACGGTGGTATCAACCTCGTTGCCGTTAAGGGTGGTGCGGCTGGTAACAGCATCTCGATCCAGATCCTGGCGGCTGGTACTGCTGCGATTGCTGTTAACAATGGTCAAGACATTGTCGTGACTCCGCAAACTGGTTCGACTTCGGCTACTGCCATTGTTGCCCAGATCGTTGCCAACGCTGCTGCTGCTGCTCTCGTGACTGCCACTGCGGTTGGTACGGGTGCTGGTCTGGTTGGTGTTATCGCCCAGACCCTGCTGGCTGCTGGTCAAGATGGTGGTTCGGGTAATGCCCAGTTCCAAGCTCTGGGTGCTACTTCCCAGATCGCTCAGGCTCAGCAGATCCGCGTCCGCGTTCTGAACTAGTAGTTCGCCCGCCTAGTTGATAGGCTCATTAGCTAGTCCTTAGGAGGGACAATATGTTCGGAAATACTCGTTCTGATGCCACGGTGACCGTCCTTAACCAAGGTGGTGCATCGAAGGCTCTGGGTGGTGGCTCGCAGCTGCGCACCCTCATGGAGAACAACTTCGACCCGCAAGCCCTGCGGACGAACAACGTTCTCCTGTATGATGAATGGAAGCTGTTCGACAACGTCATCATCCAGATTGCCCGTGAACGTCTGATCATGGCCAACCTGCTGATGTCGCGCGGTCTGACCTATCCGATCCCGAACGCTCTTGGCGTTATCCAGCTGCAATGGCAACGGTCCGGTGATATGAACCCGGCTGAAGTCACTATGACTGGCCTGTCGGAAGCGGATAAGGACGAAATCGACTTCGACTTCCAGTCCATGCCGATCCCGATGATCCACAAAGAGTTCCAGATGGACGCTCGTACCCTGGCGATCACTCGTCGCGGTGGGATGCCTCTGGACACCACGCAGGCTGAAATTGCTACCCGCAAGATCGCCGAAATGGTTGAACAGATCATCTTCAACGGCATGACTATCGGTGCGTCGATTGGTGCTATCTACGGTCTGATGACTCAGCCGTATCGTAACACCGGTTCGGTGACTGCTTCTTGGCTGACTGCCACGGGTACTCAGGTTATCGCGGATGCGATTGCCATGCAGAACGCCCTGATGGCCAAGAACATGTTCGGTCCGTATGTCCTGGTTGTTCCGCTCAACGTTTACAATGCGCTGGCGGAAGACTACAAGACCTACGCCGACGTTACGATCCTCGAGCGTCTGCTGAAGATCCCCGGCATCGATGGTATCATTCCTACCTCGCGTATGACTGGTACGAACGTGCTGATGGTCCAACTGACCTCTGACGTGATCCAACTCATCGACGGCATTCAGCCTATGATGGTTGAGTGGGAAAACCGCGGTGGCTTTGAACTGAACTTCATGATCTTCTGCATCATGCTCCCGCGTGTCCGTGCAGACTATCTGAACCAGTGTGGTATTGCACACTACTCGTAAGGGTAAGTGCTCTACTAACCACTACCTAATCATCTGTTCAGTCATTGGAGAGTGAGATGGCCGGCCGTAAAGAAGCAACTATTGCAGAAGCACGGAAGTACGCTCAACTTAACGGTGACTGGACAGATGATGAAGGGGAATATCTTCGGCATCCAGCTATGGTTTTCCGAGATGGTTCCCTTGGCTCGAAAGGACATATTGATATGGCTAAGGTAGATAAGCCTGAGGCAAACCTCGTTGACGACATCCCGTCGCCGTTTCCAGATCAAGGAAAGCCCATGGAAGGCACTGACCCCTACATCCTGAAGGCTGGTCGTGAGCATTGGTACATCACCAAGGGCGAACGAGTTCAAGCTCTTGCGGGTGACACTGTGTATCTGACTCCTGAGCAGTACGCAGCGTTCCAGGATAAGTTCTATCCCGCGAATGAGACCCCGCCTGCGACTCCGCTCTTTGATGGCGTTCCGGTTGTAGACTCTACTCCGCCGACCATCAAGGAAACCCAAGAAGCTCTGACTGTTCCGCCTGTGGTTGAAGCTGCTCCGGCCGCCGATGCTGAAGAAGCCAAAGAAGCCACCGACTCCAAGCCTGCTGCTTAAGTTAGGGGTTCACGATGTCACTAAACGCACCTGAAGACATTACGTCATTTATGGAAGTGCCGACTGGTGTCCCTGACACAATGGTTCAGGTGTGTTTAGATGATGCCAACCTCTTCATCACGGAAACGTTGGCCAATGCAAGTCTCTCCACAGCACGCCTGACGGCCATTGAGCGTTACTTGGCTTGCCATTTTATGTTGATGCTGACTGAACGAGGTGGACTTACTTCATCGCAGTCCGGAGAATATTCACGTGATACCTATGTAGCAGCCACCTTCGCAAACCAAACCGGATTTGCTGCTACACGGTATGGCCAACAAGCCATCATGATGGATACCTCAGGGATTCTGAAAGGTCTTACCTCCAAGAAGCTTCCTGCCCAATTCTCTGCCGGTGGTGGCAGTGTCTCTGCAGTTCCTGGTACACTGCCTCCGGAGACTGGTTACTATCCTTGGCCTGCTTAACGAACACATAGGTGACTTATGGGACTTCCCTCAATGGGCCCTGGCAGCCGTAACATGAACCAACCCATTACTTATTGGGCGCCTGCAGGTGTTAACAATTACAATGAGTTCCAGTTCGCTACACCTGTGCTCATTCATGGGCGCTGGACTCGAGACTCTAATCTTGTGACCAACATTCATGGTGATGAAGTCAAGTATAACAGCCTTGTGCTTCTGGATACCGATGTAGTGGAAGAAGGTTATCTGGCGCCTGGTGACTTTACTAATGGTCCAGGATACACCACGAATCCAAATGATGGCACCGTTCCTGCTCACCAAATTCATGCCTTCCATACGGCGACTGATCTTCGGAATATGGAAAAAGAAAGGCGGGCATACACAGGATGAGCATTCGTGATTTTGACCCTCTGCTTAAAAGGATTGACCGTCGCACTGGTAAGCGTGGGTCTCTTCCTAAAGGCAAGCAAAGGCGCCAAGGTCTTAGTTCTGCAGTGCCTCCAGAAGTTCAGCCTACAGGTTCTGCAGGTATTACGCCGATCAAGATCAATGTAGGGCGTTCTAATATTGTGGTAGATGGTTCTTCGGAATCTTCCTTATATGAGGGTCTCAAGGAAGCGTTCGGCACCTTAGCAAAGGACCTTCAATGGTATACGGAGCAACTAGAAGGCTTTCTTCCTAACGACTTGACTGAGGCACTAAAGCCTACCCTTGAGTTGTCTGCCTACTATTGTCCGAAAGATACGCTGGAACTAGTCAACTCTAGGTATGTGGCAACTGAACAATACAGAGGAGGGGCTCGCTGTGAAATTGGTTATGCTCGGGGTGGTGAGCCTCACTATGCTATCTACGTCCATGAAATCCCTGCCACGCACGACCCCCCGACAACGGATAAATTTCTGCAACGTGCGATAGACGAGGACTATCATAATATCGTCCAACGTGTTACTGATAACCTTCGTATTCGGATGGGATTGAGTTAGAATGGCTACACAGTCACCTGCAATTCAGATTCGGAACATCCTCGCAGCGGCTATGCCGTCTTCGGGGTATTCTTATTTTGCGGGTGGCTTGTATGAGACTCCGGATGCTCAAGTACTTGTACGACATGCAGGTGGACGTCCAGGTGAGGTAGCTGTTGCAATTGACTATCCTGCCATTCAGCTGATTGTTCGTGGTGGGCAAGGACAGGGTAAGTATGAGGATGCATATGATCAGACTATTGCTTGTCGTGATGTGTTGGTTCGTATTCCTTCACATCCTACATTATACCCTCTCCTAGATGGTTGCAAGACTCTGGGAGACATTCTGGATCTTGGTCAGGATGATAAAAGTCGTCCTATGTTCTCTCTCAACCTTAGCCTCATTGTTTCCTACCCCAGTGGTACTGGATATCGTATTTAGCCATCACAACCCCTAAGGAGTAGACCATGTCTAACAAAGCAGTACAAATCAGCACGAATGGTACGACTTGGTATACTCTTCCGGGTAACCAAGGTTCGTATACGGACGAACTGAACGAGACCAAAGATACTGTTTTTGGTCAAACGTTTGAATCCAATCAGCCGAATATTGGTCAATGGAACATCCAAGCGAATGCCATCTTCAAGGGCATCGTCGGCTACAATATGGTCATCTTTAAAGGTGGTACTCCTACGTCGACGAC